TCAATACAATACCAGATAAAAATGCTTGTGCTAGAAAAGAACCTAAAGTTTATGATGGCGAAAGAAAACTTATAGGTATCGGCATATTACACAAATCAAATCTTGTGCCTATCTTTGATGAAGAACACGCTAAAGATATAGCAAAAATGAGAAGATAAAACTTCATAAAAGCTTAACACAATATTAAGAATACTATCAATAAATAATTAAGTGAAAATTTTAAAGTTCATTTTAAGAATATTTGCACTCTTAGGTCTATCATATGTACCATTTGTTATGACACTTGCAATATTATCAGACTTTGGTATTATTGATAAGACCCTCAACACAATCCCCTTATTTTTTATAGTATTTGGTGTACTTCTCACCATTGACATTTATAAAAATTTCCCTTATAATAGAGTATTAAAACTTATAAATAGTTTTAGAGGTCGCCATAAAGGGGCTTCTAAAACAAAACTTGCTTAATAAAAGGAGGAAAATATGACGATATTTAATTCGTTACACCCATATACTATTGGTTATGATGATGTATTCAAACATTTTGAATCATTATTAGAACATCAAGTACCTAACTACCCACCATACAACATCAGAAAAACAGGAGATTATACTCATGTTGTTGAAGTTGCATTGGCTGGTTATTCAAAAGACATGATTGAGGTTATTGTTGAAGAAAAGACTTTAACAATTAAATCAGCAGACTTAATGGCTGAAAAAGACCCGAATGATGGTCTAGTTCATAAAGGCATTGCAATGAGAGCTTTTAATAGAAGTTTTACTCTTGCTGATGATGTAGTTGTAAAAGACGCTTCATTAAAAAATGGTCTTTTGAAGGTAGAGCTTGAAAGAGTGGTACCTGAGGAGAAAAAACCAAAAGTTATCAAAATCAAGTAAGGAAAAAATATCGCCTGGACTTGACTTTTCCTGTCCAGGCTGATATACTCCTATCTTATGGTTTTAAAAACTCAAACAGTTCAAACAGTTTTCGGCACAGAAGAATTAACTGAAACAAAAAAATGTTCAGAATGTGGAACAGTTTACCCTAAAACAAAACAATATTTTGGTGTCGCTAGTGGTGGTCAATATCTTAGAGGTACTTGTAAAGTATGTGATAAGAAACACAGTAAGATTACTAGAGAGTTGAAAAAAGTTCATAAAGTTCCTAAAAATCACAAGTGTCCTATTTGTGGTATTACTGAAAAAGGTATGATAGAAAAAGGTTATAGAGTTAAGTGGTGTTTAGACCACGACCATAAAACAGGTGAGTTTAGAGGGTATCTATGTGATAATTGCAACACAGCATTATCAAAGTTCAAAGATGATACTAAAATACTCAATGAGGCTATAAATTATTTGAAGTCGTCCTAGACTTGACTTATAGGATGGTTTCTGTATAATACATAATTGCGAGGGTAGTTTAATAGTAGAACATTTTACTTCCAGTAAAAAGGTGATAGTGCGATTCTGTCCCCCCGCTCCATATAATGAACAAGTGAGGTTAAATATATAATGAAGTTATCAAGTGATACAATTAACTTATTAAAAAATTTTGCTGATATCAACCCTAATATTTTAGTAAAAGAAGGTAATAAACTTTCTACGATATCAACAATGAAGAACATCTTGGCAGAGGCAGATATATCTGAAAGTTTTGACCAAGAGTTTGCAATATACGATTTACCTGAATTTCTAAGGTCAATTGATTTGTTTGCAAAACCTAAATTAGAATTTAATGGTGGTTCTAATGTTATGATAGCAGATGAAAATTCAAGGCAAAAAATTAAATACTTTTTTGCTGATAAATCTGTAATTACAGCACCATCAAAATCAATAACAATGCCTGAATCATTTGTTTCTTTTACATTGAAAAAAGAAATGTTTGAAAAACTTATGAAAGGTGTTACCACATTAAATCTACCAGATGTATCGGTAGTTGGTGATGGTAAAAATATTACACTAAGGGCATCCGACAGAAAAAATAATACTTCAAATACTTATTCAGTAGATGTTGGAGAATCAGATAAAAAGTTTGAAGCTCATTACAAAGCAGAAAACTTTAAATTGGTAACAGATGATTATGATGTTGCAATATCATCACAAAAAATTAGTCATTTTACCAATCGTTCTAGACCAGTTCAATATTGGATTGCATTAGAACCAGATTCAACATTTTAATGAATAAATTGAGGTTTATATTATGTCAGACTTTTTATGGGTTGAGAAATACCGACCTAAAAAAATTAAAGAATGTATTTTATCAGAAGACCTAAAAAAGACTTTTACTGAGTTTTTAAAACAAGGCGAAATACCAAACTTGTTATTATCGGGCACCGCTGGTACAGGAAAGACCACGGTTGCTCGTGCCTTGTGTGAAGAATTAGGTACTGATTATATTATCATCAACGGCTCAGATGAAGGCCGTCAAATAGATACACTAAGAAACAAGATTAAAAATTTTGCTTCAACAGTATCATTATCAACAGAAAGTAAACACAAAGTCGTTATTCTAGATGAAGCAGATTATATGAACGCCGAATCTGTACAACCTGCTTTGAGAAACTTTATAGAAACTTTTGCTAATAATTGTAGATTTATATTTACTTGTAATTACAAAAACAAATTGATACCAGCATTACATAGTCGTTGTACTGTTATTGATTTTAGAATTGTAAATGGTCAAAGAGTAAAGACCGCTACAGCACTATTAAACAGATTATGCAAAGTGTTAGAAACTGAAAAAGTTGATTATGATAAAAAGATACTAGCAGAATTAATACAAAAACATTATCCAGATTTCAGAAGAACCATCAATGAATTACAACGATATTCAGTTCGTGGTAAAATTGATAGTGGTATTCTTTTTAGTATTTCAGAAGTAAGTCATAAAGAGTTGATTGCTTGTCTGAAAGAAAAAAGATTTAATGATATGAGAAAATGGGTCGTACAAAACTTAGATAAAGAACCATCATCTATATTTCGTAGTGTTTATGAAGTTCTTTATACAGCACTCACGCCAAACTCAATACCACAAGCGATATTAATTATTGCAGGCTATCAATACAAGTCAGCTTTTGTTGCTGACCAAGAAATCAATATGGTCGCTTGTTTAACTGAGATAATGGCAGGGTGTAAATTTAAGTAATGTATGAATTAAAAGATTATTTAAAAGCAATAAATTTTACAAAGGAACCTTTACTTGATACAGATGATACTGATTGGGTAAAGAAATACCCACCTTATGTAATCAATAAATGTTTGTCTATGCATTATGATACAATAGCACAGGCAAACGAAATGAATGGCTATCATTTCCTTGATAAGAAAGTTCAATTTCACTTTTACATAAATAGTATAAGGAAAAGACAGCGATTTGGTGGTAAGTGGCTATCACAGACTAAATTGAAAGACTTAGAGTATGTGAAAGAATATTATGGCTACAACAATGACAAAGCAAGAGAGGCTTTATCCATACTATCCAAAGAGCAAATTGAATTAATCAAGTTATCTATTGACAAAGGTGGGAGAAAAAGGAAATGAATGATATAACATGGACTCCAGATAGTATGTTAGAAGTTACCATAAAACAACCAGATGATTTCTTAAAAATAAGAGAAACACTAACAAGAATAGGTGTAGCAAGTCGTAAAGATAAAACACTATATCAATCTTGTCATATCTTACACAAACAAGGAAAATATTTTATTGTACACTTTAAAGAGTTATTTGCTCTTGATGGTAAAAATGCAACACTATCTGAAAATGATATACAAAGAAGAAACACAATAGCGATTCTATTACAAGATTGGTCTTTGATAGATATTGTCAAGAAAGAAAGTGCTGAAAACAAGGCACCATTAAGTCAAATTAAAGTATTACCTTTCAAAGAAAAAAACGAATGGAATCTATCTGCTAAATATAACATAGGCAAAAAAGCGGAAGATGAAAGTACCTAATTTTAAAGAATACTTAACAGAAGAAAAACATGATAAACCTAGATTGGTCATTATCACGGATGAACCTGAACAGGCCAAGACCTTTCATACAGCAGACAGATTACAAGAAGAAGCTAAAAAGTTAGGTTGGGATTATTACCTTTACAAACTTACAGGTGGTTATACATCATTTGAAAAAGGTATTCGTAGAGTTCATAATCAAAAAGATGAAAAAGGTTTTATTGTAAATAAAGATACGATAGCAATCTTTAGAGGTTCAGTTGTTAGAAAAGACAGTTGGATGGATATGGTATCTCTATTTGAAAAACATCAAGTGTGTTGTATTAATAGTAGGGATTGTATAGAAATTTGTACAGACAAATTTAGAACAGCACTTAAATTAGCTGAGTTCGGTTTAAAACAACCAAAACAATCTCTAGTTCATGATAAAGATAATGTTATGAAATCTTTTGAAAAACTAGAAACTCAATTTCCTATTATACTAAAAACACTTAGAGGCTCAAAAGGTGTAGGTGTTTTATTTGTAGAATCAGAAATAGGTTTAGATTCTATTGTTCAATTAGTAAACAAACAAGATGAAGACGCCGACCTTTTAGTTCAAGAGTATGTAAAAACAGATTTTGATGTTAGAGCATTAGTATTAGGTGGTAAAATATTATCTGTAATGAAACGACCAGTTATCAAAGGTGATTTTAGAAGTAATGTATCACAAGGTTCAAAACCAGAAACTTTAAAATTAACAGAATTAGAAATATCAGAAACTTTAAAAGCTGCCAAAGCAGTTGATGGTTTATGGACGGCAGTTGATTTTATACCTTCAAAAAATAGAAAAACAGAACCGCCATTTATGATTGAGGTAAACTCATCACCTGGCACAGAGGGTATGGAAGAGGCGACAGGTAGAAATATTAGTAAAGAAATTTTAGAGCATTTTTCAGATAGAAAAAATTGGGTTCATGCACCTTCTCAATGTGGTCATAGAGAAGTTGTAACAATAAAACCTTATGGTGATATGGTTGCAAAATTTGATACAGGTAATTCTGTATTATCAGTTATTCATGGTGAAGATATAAATGTTAAGAATGGCAAAGTATCATTTACTTTAATGGGTAAAAAAGTAACATATCCTTTAGAAAGAACATACGAAGTTAAAATAGGTTCTATAAGAGATTATTCAGAAGAAAGACCAGTTATAAAATTAGATGTAACATTCGCCGGTAAAACTTATAAAGATGAGCCTTTTGGCATTGATGATAGGCGAGATATGGGTACAGAGGTTTTATTAACAAGAAGAATTATGAAAGAAATGAATGTTGTTGTAAATCCAGCTAGAAAATTTGTAGTTACAACACCTTACACCATTGACAAAGACTAAAAAATTTATTATAATACAAACTGAGGTAAAATTATGGCAAATGT